CTATAAAGTTTTCTAAACCTAGATGTATTTTTTATCTTATCACTATTAGTTATAATCTGTTCAAGCCTGTATTCATACTGTGCTCTATAGATAGCTTCAAGAGGAATATTCTTAATATCCTTACCAGCCCAAGCTGGCTGAACTACCTTCTTATAAAAATTGCTAAAGTCAAACTTGCCATTAAGCCATACCATATAATCATTTAACTCAACACGGGATGAAGTGCTGATATCTTTCTCTGCCTTCTTCCAGTCACTTGATAAATAAACATACTCATTACCAAACTCTTCAAGGTCATTACGTATTCTATTGGTTAACGATTCAAGCATCTGTTCACCAGTGAATTCTTTAGTGATTACCTTTTCTTTACCATCAACTATAATTGTTTCATCAACAGGAATTTTACTTTCTAAATATTCTTTTGAAACATCTTTTAGTTTAATTTTACCTTCTATTATATCTATAGCTTTATTAAAGAGATCAACTCTTTGATTGGGGGTAAGGCTTTTAAGGCTCCTATATGTAGACTCATCCATACTGTTTATAACTGTTGAAACTTCATTCTCTGATTGGCTTACCATTCTGGTTAACCATTCACGCATAGCACCATGCGTAGACATAATACGTTTTACATCTCTTATAATAACCCTGTCCTTTCCTCGTACTGGAACATTTGCTTGAGTAAATATATTAACTTCATGAGCCAATGTTTTCTTATCCAAAGTAGCTGGTCTGTTATAATAGAAAATCCTTTGTATACGCATAGGATCACGATCTTTTGTATCGGGAAACTTGTCTTTAACAAACTTATCTATCCAGCCATCTCTAAACTTTGGATCATAGTATTCAAAGAATCTTAATAGATTAGGTATGTCATCTTTTGTCATAGCTTCAAATGCTCTTCCAGAACCACCTTCAAATTCAATAGTGTATTGAATGAATGCATCTTCAGGATGCTCTGCCCAGAACGGATGTTCTGCCATATAGTCTTTGAGTCTCTTTACATCTTTGTCAAATTCAGGATCACCTACAAAATCTTGACCCATGAATTTGGTAAAGCTATCATCTATCTTGGCATAGTTAGATGGTCTATGTAGATACTCAGAAAAGCTTTCAAGCTTATCTATCTGCTTTACTTCAGGTTGCTTTGCAAACTCAGTAACTACATCAAGCTCATCAAAGACTTCCTTGACTGCTTTGTTCCCAATTTGGGAAGACTGCCAAGGCATTCTGTTATGTAAACCATATGTCTGTCCCTTAGTTAAAGGACTAAGTAAATATATATCAAGATACTCTTCAAAAGGTACAGGGTCCATACCCTGTTCACCTAGTTCTTGACGTAAAGCATTTTTTAAGTTATGTACTTCAAGATCATAATCAGAAAAATATGTATTCTTCTGGTCACTTTCTGGGTTCCTATCTGCACTCTTAAACTTTAATTTTATCTCAGACGCTCTCTCTGGTATCCTTTTTAGGTTCCTGATAACGTCTTGCCTATTGCCACCTTCAGCTATAATCTTAGCTTCAATGGCACGTGCTTTCTTAAGCAATGCCATAAAACTGGCTATATTTAGATTCTCTTTTCTAAGTTGCTCTGCAAAAGCTTTCCACTGACCTTTCTCTAGAGAACTTGATGCTTTTAATTTATTGGCTTCTAAATTTGTAGATAACCGAATAACAATATCAAGCTCCTTAGCTAATGGGTCTGTCTCTAGGATAGATTGTAAATTCTTAACTAGACTTATATTAGACTCATAAGGATGAGTAAATGTCATTTTATTAACACCATCACTACGAGCTTTATTCGCTATGCGGCTTAAAATATTTGGAAACTCATATTTAAAATTAGGACCAACTTCTGTATCTCCAAGAATTCTTTCTTGAAATTCATAAAGTTCCATAGCACCAGTCCTAGGAATTCTTATTTGCTTACCATCGCTACCTAAAACTACATTACCACGCTTATCTAGTTTGGGATCAGTAAGTTTAGTCATAGCGTTAGGCTTCATAGTTTGAATCATTTTATGAACCTTGCCAAGATCAGTGTTGTCTTTTACTCTATTAAAGCCACCTGAAGAAAATGATTCTTTCATTGATGCATACTTAGGATCATTCATCCATTGTACTGGTATAAATTCGATATCAAACGCTTGTTCAAATAATAATTTCGGAAACCGTACATATGATTTCATCTTCGGATAATTACCAGCATCGGCAGAACGGTTAAGCATCTCTCTAGCATAAAGCCTTGTCTGTTTTCCAAGCTCAGGTTTTAATGTTAATACATACTGACCGAGATTTGTCCCATACTTCAAACGAAATGTTTCAGCATTAGTAATTTCATTTTTAAGCTGGGGATGTACATCAACAATAAGCTTACCTCCATTCTTAATAGCCATATCAATCCAAGCTTGTGTAGTCATACGGTTATTAATAGCCCAGCCTATACCAAGGTTGCCTTGATATACATTCCTTGCTACTTCTTTTTTCATTGAAGGAGAGAATATACTAGCTGGATGGAGATACGCATCTTGATCAGAGACATCATTAAACACAGGATCAAGCTCAGTTGATTTACCATCTATGATCTTGCCATCTTTTGTTTCCCATTCATTTTTGATTTCATTTTTACTATAAGCGTTTTTTATTGTTGAATCAAACCCATGATAAACAAACATGGAATCAGAATCCTTATCCATACCGCCTAAATAAAAATCATCTTTAGGATGGGTTATAATAGCATTGCCTTTCTGACCTGTGAAATCTTTGAAGGTTAATACTCTTGCACCACTGGAAGAGTCTGCTGGAACTCTTATAACTACAAAGTCAGGATCAAAAGCATCTACTGCTTCTTTGACTTTACTATAAATACCAGCTTCCTTCATTTTGTTAATTTCAGATGGTTTATTTAACTTCTCTTTTATTTCCCATACTTCTCCAAGATACGCATCTTTATCTTTGCCTTTCTTTTTACCTAATGCGAGTTTAATTATTTTAGGGTCAAAATCTACAGGAAACCATTTCATTCCATCATCCATCATGAACTGACCATACTCAACACGTTTTGTCTTGAGTTCTTCTGGACCATAGGGAGCAGCCCAACCTTTACCAGAATATTTCCACTTAGGACGCAAGTATCTATCAATCATATATCTCTTATATGCATGCTCCCAATACTTATTAGTATATTTAAAGCCGTCTGCTACAGCATCGTTAGTGCCGACCACATGGAAAACACGCTTATTCCTAAACATATAATCACGCCACTGGGCATCGGTAAAGTTAAGATCAGCTTCGCCTTCTTCACGTTTTGTAGATATACGCATAATATGATCACGTATGTGTGTTCTTAATTTTTTTAATTCTTTACCCTCTGAAGTAAGGATTGAGTGAATATTTTTAAGTGAAACCTGATCTATGTTTAATTTATTAAGGTCTATATCTACAGATGTATCCTTAATATAATTTTCTATCTTTGTATTCTGTACTGGATCACCATCAATAAGCGGTTCATATATAGTTTTAAATACATGTTCCGCTACGGCTGAATGCTGTTCTTCATTGAGGTTGCCAAATAACTGCCTGACTATCATCTGGGGAGATGTAGATTTTATAGGATTTTCGTATACGCCAAGGTCTAATCTCATATCTGATATAGGCATTTGTCTTATATCAAGTGCATCAAGAGCTACGTGTCTACCGTCTATATAATCATATCTACTTGGTTTAATGCCTCCAAAGTTTTTAGCAGCAGAAGCCATCGCCATAACATCAATATCATTTTCAAGCATAAAATCATGCATAGATTTTGATGCTCTTCTACCACCAGCTTTTATATACATAACACCAGTATCTGTTCTTGTAACAACAGTAGGTTTTAACATACCAGAATCTTTCATTAAATCTTGGATAAGTTTATCTTCTTTTAGAAAGCCTGATTGATTCACTATGCTGTCATATACATCCTGCCTGTAGTATAGAGTACCGTCAGTATGAGACTCATAAGGATACTTGTATGTTTTTAAACTTCCATCTGGTTCTTTTACATCTTGCTTATACCAAGCATCTGGAAATTCATCTTCCTTAGGGATATAATCTTTTAATACAGTAATATTTAAAGTATCTTTATCATTTATCTTAAAATTTAAAGGAACATTCTTTGTATGGAATAATTGTTCACGTTTATTTCTATCAACAACATTCCTAGCACCTACATTAGTATTTATAGAAGTGCCTATTCTACTAAAGCCTACCCCCGGTTCTTGACCTTCTGTGTATAAACCATTACGCTGTGCTTCCCATAGCACTTCGCTTTTCCAAGACTTTTCATGAATATCCGCTACGTTCTTTTCCATAACTTCTGATTGAATAGCATCACCAACCCATTCAATTTGTTTTTGAAGACTTATATCATAGCTGTCTTTAATCTCATTTCTATATTGATTTAATAATCTTTTTTGTTCACCCGCTGCTAAATCAGGATTTTTATCAAGAGCTTCTTTCAGCATTCCTCTTGAAAGATGATCTATCATAGTATCAAGATTGATTTGGTTTATATCAGCATGGAATTTGCTAACCTTCAGGTTGCCCTTGTCTTTAACGCCTCCAGTTATATACATATTATTAGACGAAAGATGATCTTCAATAGCATACCAGTCTTCTGGCTTTACTTTGTATTTAATAGTACCATTCTCAAAATCTGGTTTACCTGCAAATGGCTTTTCTGCTATAATCTTACCACTGCTTTCAGTTCGATTTAAGTTAATATACTGTAGTGTTATAATCTCTCTACCATCTAGTTTCTCTGCTGGTATATCCCAACCTTTACCATCCTTACTAACTGGAGCATTGGAATCCATTCTTGCTCCATGATAATCTCCACCTCTGGGAATAGCTTCAACGCCTGTAATCTTACCATTAGGTTTACCACCTTCCCTGAATATTTGAACCAGTATCTGTTCCCTTGGTGCACTTCTAGGATCACCCTGTTCTTCGGGGAAGGGGTCTTCCCACTCTTTAAGATCAATAATGATACCACCCTGTATGATCCTGCCTGCCTGTTCACGTGCTATATTATTCTTATCTTCTTCTGTAGGTTTTCTACCGTAACGCTTCTCTGCAGCAGTGGCAAGATGAGTATCAAGAACATCTTCATTCTCCCAAGCCCCAGTCTTCATCATGCTCATACGAGCTTGATCTGAAGCTTGCTTATGTACATACTGTTTTGTATCTTTAGATAGTGTATCCCATTCAGGATTCTTCTCAGGATAGAATACCCTGTCGGGTCTACCTGATGCTATGTCTTCAGCATAAAAACTCATAGCAGCTTTCTCATGTGAAGGTCTAGATTGATAACCAAAGAATCCACCCAATAGATACTGATATAACTGCATCTCTATAGGTTGTTCCTGTAGTGTGGTGGGTACACCAAGCATCATAGAACCTATACCAGCTTTAATTAACTGCTCTGCGTTCTTGTGATTTTGAACATTCTTACTTTGAAGGAGATTGCCTATACGTTTAAAATTACCTAATCCTCCAAATGCACCTCCAGCTATACCACCATGTACCATAGAATTAAGTATCTGATCTGGACCTCCCCATATACTACTTACTCCACTTGCTACGCCAAGGTGTACAGCATCAGTAAGGACACCACGCATAGCACTACCACGCTTCATATATTCAAGTGACTCAATACCAGCCTTAGCTATACCTTTATTAACAAGATCACTTGCTTTGTCACCAAAAAACATAGGCACTGAGAACTTGTTAGCTACTGTTGCACTAAAAGCACCTTTCTCCAATGCGTTCTTTACACCTGTCATACCAAGCTTGGATGCACCAGTAGCTAGTCCCTTCAATGGGATAGCGGCTATACCGGGAGCAAATCCAACAAGATGACCAAGTGAATGTGCTATTGCTTCGTATGTATTGCGGGGTTTCCTACCTACGGGAATCGTAGTAAAGCCTTCAGCTACACCGCCAATAGCTGTCTCTATTGTATTGCGGAGATTGAAGTCTGAAGAAACTCTATTAAAAGGTAGGTCTGTTTGTTTAGCTAAGTCTTGTAACTCATCCAGCTGTTCCTCATTAAACTGCATAGGATTAGTCCTATACATGTCAATGAGTCTTTTTACACGATAAGACTCAGTATAGAGTGCCACTTTTTAAAAGGGGAAAGGATTATCAAGATCGTTTCGCCCCCGAAAACCAAATCTTCTTCTATAATCTACTTTAGTTGCGTAAGGCGATAAATATTGTCTTTCTAAATCAACTAATGATTCAAACGCACTATAGTCTCCCGCATCGGCTGCACGACTCAGCCTTCCCATTTCCATAGATATATCTGAACTCTTATCCGATGGAAGGTAGCGACCATGACCCGACTTTTTTATAGAGCTGCCGCTAGTTAATTGAAGTGGAGTTGGTCGACTAGGCAATCCTAATCTTCCAGTTAATCGTAAAGGAGCTGGGACTAAACCGCCAGCACCTTCATAAGGTGGTAGTAAGCCACGTCCTGTCTTGGTTATACCTTCTGCAGACTTGCGAACTATCTCGCCTTCAGCAGCGGCTCCACCTCCTGCAGCGGCAGTTCCTCCACCACCTCCACGAAGTGCACCATAGGCAGCTTTACCGCCTTTATATAAAAGTTTTCCTACGCCTGCAGCACCAAATAATCCACCGATAGAACCAACTCCACCAGATATCTTATCAGGCATTGTTTCACCATAAACAGACTCTCCTCTAGATTCAGGTCGCCATTCATTTGGTAACAAACCAAATGCTGCCATATCGGCAGCATCAAAAGCAGCTTTAGAAAATGGTCTACTCTCTCTTTTAAATTCTAAACCAGTAGACGCAGCTATGGATGCAACTTGTTCTGCTTCCTGATCAGTAAATGATCTTGGGTCTTCATTGTATCTGTCAACAAGTTCTCTTGATGCCATCCAATTAAGTGCCATAATAAACTCCTATTGACCCTGCGTTAAGGCAAGAGGTCCAGCCTGCGACATTAAACCTGATTTCATTAAATCTAATAATTCATTAGATGTAGACATCTTTGGACCGTATGTTGGATGTTGCATCATATAATCAATTGAACCGGGATAAAGATTACCACCACCAGCTTCAAGCATCTGCTCAAATTGAGTAGCTCCACTAGGAATAAATTTATTTGTAAGAATATCTTCTGGTTTGACACCAAGAGATTCTTCAGCTCGTGATTTAATAAGCTCTTCTTCAGTTAATTGCCAAGGCTTTACCTGCCCAGCCTTTGAAGAAGCAGGGTCGTATCTTCCGGGTTTATCACCCATGCCAATAACAGCACCAAGACCTTCTCCACGTTTTTCAATTCTAGATGCTTTGTCCCACCATGATAATTCACTCCGTTCTCTTTTCATAGCTTCTTCAAGCTTCTTCTTTTTAATCATCGCTTGATGTATTGGTTGCATCATTTTTTTCTGAGCTTCTGCTTCTGCTCTTTGTTTTTTACGTTCTTCTAATCCATAAGCAGATTCAGATTCTAGAACTCTCATCTGACGATCTCTTATTAAAGAATCAAAATCAAATTTTTGTTGATCTAGGTTAAGAGCTACATCTGCTTGATCCAACTTTCTTGTTGCAAGCATCTGATCTACATCCATCTTACGCATAGTAAGAAGAAGTGTAGGCATCTCATTAAGAAACTCGTTTATGTATTGTCCTGATTCATATGCCATAATTAAACCTATTTGTTATGATTCTCGCCATCTGCCGCCTCTAAATATCCAGTTCTGTCCATTACCATCTATGTGAGTTGCTCCTTCATTTGGATCACCGCCAGTCCATCCTGCTGGATTCCAAGTGCCCCCTCCATAACCAGTTTCTCCCCCTCCTTCTGCAGCACCGCCCCAATTAGCTGGGTCATAATCACCGCCTCCCCAACTAATACCAGCAGAATCTCTGCCTAATAATCCTGTAGCAACGTCTCTGAATGAAGACTCCATACCTCTTTGAGCACTCTGTAAATCACCAGTATATCCAAGTAGACCAGATTGAAGACCTTGACCATATTGTTGTCCTATTCCTTGTAGACCTTGTTGTATACCATACTTAGCTCTTCCAAATCCAGAATTATAAGCAGAAGACAAGCCCTGTCCACCGCCTAATTGCATTACCTGACCTTGACCCTGTGTACGTAATCCAGACATGCCTTGAGCAAAACCAGCTCTAGCCATACCAACATCTTGCTGATAATCTTCTGCTATCCCACCAAAGAATTTCCCCACCTTAGATGGGTCAATATCCATTCCTAAACCTTCTAAATAACTTTGATAGTCCTGATTAGGATTAGAAGTATTCTGAAAGGCTGAAGACAACCAAGGATTTGCACCGTTAGCCATTAGTATACCATTCTTCGAGGTTGTTGCATATGAGGGCTTATCATATCAAAAAGACTTCCTTCTTGACCCTGACCTTGATTCATAAATGACTCAAAAGCATTATCAGATTGTCCCATCCATTGTTGATAATTCATACCACCCATTTGATCTGGGACGGATGTTGGTAATCCTAAAGATTGACGTATTGTATCATTTAACATTCCTTGACCACTCATAGCTCTGCCTCTATCTACTGCGGCTCCATAAGTATTTGATACTGGAGCAGTTGGACTATAGGGAGACGGAAGACCAGACAAAGGATCGGATATATTAGTTGCACCTAACGGATCGGTACCAAATTGTTGAACTGGATTTACACCATAAGGACCTACGGGATTAGTAATTCCCGCTGGGCTTGGTGTTGGACCTAGCGTAGATGCTCCGGGAGGAGGAGTTCTTCCCCATGTACTTGGGTCGGCTTTATCAAACATCGCCTCTCCCGGCATACGATCAAGATTGGTAATAGCTTGAGATTGTGCTTTAGCCGCATCGATCATTTGTCTTGCGTTTGGATCACCAGTCATTAATCCTAGTTTTTGATCGGGGCTACCAAACCTTCCAAGGAACTTACCTTTTATTTTATCCATTCCCGGTTTAAAATATTTTGCCATCATAAAGGCACTTAAAGCATCTTTTCCAGTATCTGCCATCATACGCTCACGCATACCAGCTTGATAGTCACCTATTTCTTTACCAAATTTTCTTTGTTCGCCTTGATGAAATAGAGCGTCTATATTTTTATCTGCATCACGTTCTCTACCGCCAGCCATAGCTCTGCCAGCTGATCTACCTGCAAGTCCACCTAAGCCTACTAATCCTGCAGCTACTGGAGCAGCTAGTCCACCTGTTGCGGCAGTTGCTACACCAGCACCAAGAAGACCAAGTGTTCTTCCCCAGCCTCCCCATTTTGCAGCTTTAGTGCGTCTTGCTTGTTCTTTATTGTGTGCGGCTTCAAAAGCAGCTCTATCTTGTGCTTCCTGACCTGCCATTGCCATTTGTGCGTATGTAGCCATAATACTGTCCTTAATCTAATAATAAATTATTGTTTTTAGAATTGTCATTACACATTAAAGTGCACATATTAAATGCCCTGTAAAATATGAATAAAGTCTTTGAGTTCCATTGTATGTATTTATTGTATTACCAGTAGTATTATTAGAGTCAACCCTAATTTGATCTCCCGCATTAAGTTGAGTTTCAACATTGCAGGTATTAGCAAAATATCTGTTATCTGGAAAATCAAACTTGAAGTGATGTAAACTTATAGCTACTGATGAACTATCAGTAATATTATATATTCTTATATCTAGCCTTTCATTATCATCCATATGCTCGCTAAAAGAATCTTCATATAAAATATGAGCAGTTAAAGAATATATACCATTAATAGGAGCTACGAAATATTCATTAGATAAATCAAAGTTTGAACCATTATCATATTGTGACGAAGCAAAAGTAATAGTCGTATAAGCTCCATTAGCCAAGGCTTGATTTGTAGTTGCAGTCACCCTAAATGCTGGATAATTTTTTATAACTAACTTATTTGATAAATTTATATTTCCATTAACTTTTAAATCTTTTTCTACAATTTGATTACCATCTTTAGTCATTTGGGATTTCCATAAAATACCCTTTTCTCTGCGGTATCTCGTAAGGATTCCATCTCTACCAAGATGCAAAGATTCTCCACCATCACGCATTGTCTGTAAAGATGGTTGAGAATTTACAAGACTAATCTTGCCTTGTTTTTTGTTGTTAATGTTTCTTTCTATTCTATCCATTAAGATACTTTTTTCTTAATTATCCTATATTCAAAACCAACATCGCTTATTGCTAAAGTTGGGTCTGATGTGCTAGTATCAAGAACCAAAGATACTCTGCCGCAACTTATGGGAGAAGATGGAGCAATTTTTACAGTTGTAAAATTAGTAGCAGTAGCCATAGTTCCAGCCAATGCTGTTGATGTTCCGTCTGGTTGTGCTAATGTAAACTGATTTGTAAGGGCATGATCTGTACACCTGTATGTTATATATACAGCATAAATTCTCTTCATAACATCGGGATTCCCAAAATCATAATATTTGGTTTTAAATTCAATTTGTGGTATAGTAGCCTGACTTCTATAAAATTGATAAAAATCTATAGTATCGCCTTCGTCATGTGCTATAAGAGTATTGTTGGCTTCCGTATCTACAGAGTTAGTTATGCCATCATTTGTGTCTGGAATAAAATCTTTAAGGAATGTAAATGTATTTGTTTTTAGATCGCACATATAAGCGTCGCCATAAACTCCCATATCTTTAATTACAAAAACCATAGATTCTTGTTCGTCGTAAATAATTCCAGTATCGTCTGTAATGTGTCCAGCCCACGTTTGATCAGCAATTAAGTTTTCAGATAAATTTTTAATTTGAGTGCCGTTATATAAAAACAACCCTTGTTTGTTTGCCCAAATAGCTCCATGCTGTGTGCGTTTCACGGCTTCAGGATGCATTACTCCTTGGTATTTTAAGCTATCTTCTAAAAACCAATTACGATCATCAGCAGCTATATTAATTATGTCAAGGCTAAATCTTTTAAAAGCCAATAACCGATCTGCATAAGATTCTATAGCTGTATAATGATCAGCGTCACCTTTTGCAGCTTCAATATAATTATGATAAGGAAATGTATCAAATCTATGAGGCATAGAATACATTATTCTGTCTCTAAAAAAAGTAGGAGTTGAGTTGCTTTTATTTAATCCCTTGTTTTTATCTGCTATATTTACACCACAAACAAAAGCTCTATTATTCGCAACTACAGAATCTTTCCATTTTTCTGAATTTGCTCCAATGTCTATAGAAAATACACTAGATGGAAAACCATTAATTACTTCATAAGTTGTAAGGTTTAATTCTGAAATAATAAAGTTATTACCAGCAGTTTGATCGGGGCAATTAAACTGATCGCTAGAGCGAAGGTCCCAAGCAGTATATTCATCTATTAAATTAACTCTGCATCCATTCTGTAAATCCATATCAATTAATAGTATCCATTCACCATTTGTATTTTTTTCTCTAATATAAATCCTGCCTCCAGATATCCTTTCATCGTAGTCACCTTGGGCACCAACATTAACAGATAAAACTTTAAGGTCATCTGCAGCATCTACTGTAATACTTGCAGCTGATGCGTATTGCCTTGGCAATGATTCTTGATTGCCGTCATAAATAAAAGTTTCAGCAAACTCATAAGTACCCGATGGTATAGTTCCATTGACTGCAGTATCAGTAGAAACATTTATATCAAATCCTGTTCCAGCAGAAGCATAAGAACTGATTACTGCAGGCGTAGTTGCTCCATCTACAAGAGTACCAGCTGTAGGAGCCGCTAAATCATTATCTTTAGAATAAAACCCGAGAATAATATTCTGATTAGTGGTCCCAGAAAAATGCGTTCTGGCGATGAATCCGTACCATTTAATCTTGGACTGACTATTTTCAGTAGTATCACAGCATCTTATAGAGTCTTCTACTTTATAGTATTTTACTTTAGATGTAAAACCTTGTGTAAAATCACATAAAGTAATTACATCGCTTGCCCACGTTGTATCGTTCTTAGTAGAAAAAACGTCTATTTTGTGTTCTATTGGATTCGCTAATAAAATTATTTGATCACCAGACGGATATCCTTTAATTGTAGCGGCAAAATACGTTTCATTACCACTGAGTAATGGGCGATTTAGTTGGACTGCGTTAAAAGTAAAGTATGATCCACTAGTTGACTTATGAGATACTACTGTGAATATGCCTTCTTTATCTGCAGTAGCTAATCCACCTGTTCCTCCAGATAGTCCAGTAATGGAAATCGAAGAGCCAACTGGAAAATATTGGGCTAAATTACCATCTGTAGTAATAGCACTAAACCAAAGTATATAATGATTATCCCCACTTGAAACATACCATAAACCTTCTCTGGTTAATCCAGTATGGTCACCAGCAATAACACGTGTATTGCCTACAACTGTTTGATAGTCGGTTTCAAAATAACCAAGACCATACCCGGGCTGAACAGACTCTCCAGATGTAGTTGAGCTTACATTTGAATTGCTATAGGTGGAGCGAGTTAAAAGATTGCCGTCACCATTAGGTCCGACTTCAGTGGTGTTAGCCATATTGTAAGCTGACTGTATAATGCCACGTATATTAAACATGACATTCTTAGCCTGACGTACTTGATTATCGTTAATATCAACGCCAGATTGCAAGGTGTTAAGACCGCCACTAAAATCTTTAACTTGAAATATCTGCTTTGGCATGATCTTATTCTTTTAATTCAAAATGGACAAGATCGTCAAACGAATTATCTTTAGTTGTTCGTTTACCTTTATATAAGCTAGATGCCGACCAATCCCCACCCCAGCGAACATTTACTCCCATCTGAGAAGCTATGCCTAATACAAATCCACCTAATAAATGAAAGTCATCACGTGCTTGCCAGTCAATAGGATAGGGAGCTATATCTACAGCCTTACCTAAAACATGCTTTCCGAACTTTGTCTTGGACTTGCCTTCAGCTACAAGCTCATCTTGACGCTTCTGAGAACGTAAGCCTTCTATGACACTAATATCGAAATACTTGACAACTTCGTTAAGAACATTAACAAGCTTTGCATCAACACCTCTAAGGCGTTCTTTTGATCTTTTGCCGAATTTGGGCACACTATTTCCCTTTTAATAGCCTTGATAAAACAACGGCAACGAGGTCTGTTCCTTTATCAACCAATTCTTCAAAAACTTTCTGTTCTTGTTCTTCATTTAAAATTGGCAAATTAACTTTGTCGTTAATAGCAGTTGCCCATTCTTTCTCAAATTCATCTGATTGAATTTTTTCAATGATAAAGCTTTCTATTCCACTTTGTAGCTGTGGGACAGTTGCTTCGACTTGTTTTGTTAGCTCACTGAGGACTATTGATTTAATATCCATTACATTACCTTCATTATTAGGTTTACGATTATAGGAATAGCAAACATTGCTACCCCACCCCATGTTCTTATTTCGACTAAGCTTCTTTCATGTTCAGATACCTTGCCATTAACTCTATCAAGATGCTTATCAATTCTTTCAATGTGCTTAAAAATTGTTATCTGTCTTTCATTTAACTTTGTCAGCAAACGAATAACGTGCTCTCGATGTTTATCTATGCTTTCGTAATCCATATCATTTACCATTTATCCTTGATACAGAACCTTTAATTTCCATTAATACATCAGACATGTCGTTAATCTCTTTAACTGTATCATCGTGTCTTCTGTCTCTAGTTTCGTCGGACCTATTCCATCTTTCAATTAATTTAATGATCATGCCTTCCATGTTTTCCAATGTTTCAGACT